TTTACGAAAAAGAAAATGTTAAATAATTAGGCTATAAGACTAATAATGTATTATCTTTACAGAATAAATTTTAAACCGATATTATTATGAAAAACCAAAATGAAGAATACGTTAGAGTAAACAGACAAAAAATATACTCTTCCGGATTAGATATTAAAAGTAAAGCTGATTTTTTAGATGATCCTTTGATAATGAAAATAACAGACGAATTTATATCTTTTGAAAGACCTTCAATCGATTACAAAGGAAAAACTAATAAACTAAGTAAAAAAGGATGGACTCGATGCACAACGGTAGGAATCGAAATAAAAGAAGGTTATTATTTATTTGACCAGGAAGAATCAAACGAAGATTTTCTAATAGCTTACTTAAAACAATAGAAATGTTAAAAGAAATTCAGCCAATTATTTTAAAAGACCTGATTAAAAAGTCAGGTCTTAAAACTCAAAAAGCATTTGCAGAAAAACATAAAATTGATGCAAGCTTTTTGTCTGATGTCCTTAACGGTAAATCAGAATACAGATCAGCTACATTGCAACTTATAGCAATGGATCAAGGTTACGAAATAGAATTGCATTATTTATTAAAACTACTAAAATAGGCGGGTTAAAATCCCGCTTTAAAATATTGTTATGATAGAATTTAACCAAACAATGTACGTCATATTAGACCATATAAAAGAGGCTATGCCATATACTATTTGTTACAGTAGAAAACATTGTATTCATAATTTTTTGCAAGGGACTACTATTAATTGGGAGGAAGCAAAAAAAATAGGATGGAGCATTAAAAAGGTTACTGTGCAAATAAAATTAACCAATTAAAATAAATATTATGAAGAAAGCAATTGCGAAAGAAGAATGGCGTGATGTTTTAGGCTATGAAGGGTACATGATTTCTAATATTGGAAGAATAAAAAGTATAAGGTTTGGTAAAGTTAGAATAATGAAACCTGCATTAAATAATTTTGGATATTTTAATTTGCCTTTGCCGAGTAATAAAAAATACAAAATGAGAAGTATTCATCAAATGGTAGCGATTGCATTTCTTAATCATGTGCCTTGCGGATTAAAATTAGTTGTAAATCACATTAACGGCATAAAAACAGATAACCGTGTTGAAAACTTAGAGATTGTAACCAATAGAAAAAACACCGAAAGAAATAGCCCTAAATCAGTTTCTAAATATGTTGGTGTTGGTTTCCATAAAGGCACAAATAAATGGAGAGCCAGAATAAGAATAAACAGCAAAGAAAAGCATTTAGGATTATTTGAAACAGAATTAGAAGCAAGTAATGCATATCAAAAAGAACTATCAAAACTATAAATTATGAAAAAACAAGAATTTGAAAAAAGAATAAGTGTATTAGAAATAAAAGTTGATGAACTTTTAGATATTAATAATAAAAAATGCGGAATCGAAACAGAACCGGAGTATGTTATTACTAAGGAGCAGATATAAGCTTATTATAAACATGCAAAAGGTATTAAAGATGAGATTATGTGTTCGGTATATGAGAACACTTATCCCGAAGCATTCAAAAAGGATAAAGTTGAGTTAGAGGATGGGAAGTGGTACGTTGGATATCATTATGCGGATCGTTTTTTAGTTAATTTAGATCTTACGGATGAACTTGAAACTCATGATAAAGGATATGGATTCAATAAATTTGGGTGGGTAAAAGAATTTACATTTTTAAAAACTTTTGACTGGGGTTTTGAATTAGCCACCCCAGAAGAAGTAACCGAAGCTTTGACTAAGGAAGCAGTTAAGAGGTATAAGGTTGGGGATTTTATTAAATGCCCTGTGTATGAAAGTTGTAATTACATCGGAACTATACACGGAGATATATATTGGGCAGATGGATCTAAAGTACCTGCTGTTAGATGTATAAATACAAATAGACCAAACGAAAATTTTTCTTTGTTCTTTGAAGGCAAATGGGCAGAAATTATCCCAACAATTTCAAAAGAAGATGCGGAGAAAGAAATTGGTAAGAAAATTTTAAATTAAAGAGAGAGATGGAAAAAATTATTTATGTGCTTATAGATCCAAGTGACGGAGAAGCAATTTGCGCTTATGAAGATAAAGATTTAGCTATCAAAGAAGGCAAAGAATGATAATGTGACGTTGAAGAATTACGATACATTACAAAATAACAACCAACCCAATTCTTAATCGTTGTGGGTTTAAAAACAATAACTTTAAATAATAAATAAACATGGATTTAAAAGAGCAATTAGAAAGCAATGGCTTTAAATTAGAAATTGAAGAAAATGGAGTTTTTAAACAATATGTAAAAATAATTGGAGAAGAACAAGTAAAACATTTGGTATTTGCTATTACTCCAATTCAAGAAGTATTTGTTTGGATTCCTGAAAATAACAATGCAGAAGATGATGATCCATCACAATGCGGAGTAAAAATAATTTTAGATGTAGATAGTGTTGAAAAAGCTATTTTAGTAACTGAATGTATCGCAGGTCTAGATTGTGATTTTTAACTTTAAACCCCGACTTACATCGGGGTATAATTTTTTTTGTTATCTTTGAATTACTATGGCATATACAATAGAAGAAAAAGAAACTATATTAAATACGATTTTCGAAACTATCGAGAATGGTAAATCTTTGCGTTATGCTTTGTCTAAAATACCTTTATCTTCAAGCACTTTTTTTATTTGGATAGACGAAGATACAGAGAAATCGAAACAATACGCGCGCGCGACGGAGTTAAGAGCAGAAGCGTTATTAGATGAAATGTTTGATATTGTTGACGAAACCGACAATGATGTTTCAGAGTTTGAAATAGCCGAAGGTGTAACTGCAGAAAAAGTAAACCATGAAGTTATACAAAGAAGCCGTTTGCGCTATGATGCTCGTAAATGGTTGGTTTCTAAATTGAATCCTAAAAAATATGGTGACAGAATCCAACAAGATATAGACTTAAAAGGCACTATAAATATTCCAACACTCCCGGATATTGGAAACAGATAATAAATACAAATATTCAAAAGCATACTTCAAAATACTGGATTTGATTATGTCGAATCCGAAAGAAACCGTATTTGTTATTCGTGGGGGTCAAGGGGCATCGAAAACAGTTTCAATTATTGAACTTCTTATTCAATCATTATTAGCCTCTACAAAGGAAATCTCTGTTATCAGTTCCGAACTATCTAAAATGAAAAGAACGGTTATTAGGGATTACAAAAAGATAGCTAAAGACTGGGGGGTTCTTGAAAATGGATTGTATAATAAATCAGAATCAAAGCATGAACTGGATAATGATAGCTACATTGACTTTTTAGGCGCTGATGTTACCGATGTAGGTAAAGGATTCAGGCGAGATATAATTTATATCAATGAAGCTGACAAGATGGATATTGACACGGCTGTACAGTTTATATCACGTGCTAAATTAACTATTATTGATTACAATCCTGATTCATTGTTTTGGGGGGATGATTACATAAATGAAAACAATTTCATTACACTTACGTTTGAAGATAACGAGTTTCTTTCACAAAGCGAGGTAGATTCTATTTTAGATTATAAACAAAAGGGCTTTCATAATCCTGATTTACCATTTGATTTATTGTTCAAGGAAGACAATATAAAATCAAATTACTGGTCTAATAAATGGAAAGTTTACGGACTTGGTATGGTTGGTAATCTTGATGGTGTTGTTTTTGATAATTGGCAGCAAATAGACTCAATTCCAGAGGATGCGCGTTTACTTGGTTTAGGAATGGATTTTGGTTATTCAAACGATCCTACGGCAATTGTAGAGGTGTGGAAATGGAACGATAAACGTATTTTAAATGAGGTGTGTTACAGAAAAGGATTGGTTAATTCAGATATAGCCGAATATTTACCTACTAATATTGTTGTGTATGCCGATAGTGCCGAACCAAAAAGCATTGAAGAGATTAAGCGTTTAGGAGTAAAGCTAATACAAGGAGTTTCAAAAGGTGCTGATAGTATTAATTTCGGTATTCAATTGATGCAGGAACAAAGCTATTTGGTGACTAAAAAATCTATAAATGTTATTGAAGAACTGCAAAAATACACTTGGAAAAAGGATAAAAAGACCAATGACAAGCTAAATAAGCCTATTGATAATTATAACCACGCTATCGACGCAATTAGGTACCATGAAATGGAAACGTTAGCAAAAAAACCAAATTGGTTCGTTGTTTAAATTAATTTTGTATTTTTACAAATAATTTACTATAAAAGAAATGAGTATATTCGATAGATTCTTTAAAAAAGCGGTTAATCTTAACGTTAAATGGACTTTGTCTAAGAGTGGTGAATGGATTTATCCTGATGAAAAATCAGATACTTATATCGATAAAGGATACAAAGAACTGCCTAATGTTTACGGATTGATTGAGGCTATTCTATCGAAGTCTACAATAGTTCCGTTTGAGGTATTCAAAGTAAAATCTAAAAGCAAAGAGTTAAAGTATAAAGCTTTAATGGATAGTGGCAATTATATTAAAGCTATTCAAATCAAATCAGAAGCATACGAAAAGGTAGATAATACCGAAATTGAACAGTTATTACTTACTCCTAACGATTACCAAACGACAAACGAATTAAATTATAACATTGATGGGTATAAGTTGCTGACTGGCAACTCTTATGCTTACCACATTGGCGTTGGATCTACTCACGAATTACACTCCATTCCTTCGCCTTGTGTTGATATTATGGTCTCCGGATCTCCTTTTGCTCCTAAATTTCAATACAAAGTAAATTACTTGGAGAATACATTGCCAGGTGAAGAAGTGTTACATTTTAAGAAGTGGAACCCTATTTTATCAGGTCAGTCACCGACTAAGCAATTCAAAGGGCTATCACCACTTCAATCATGCCGATTGCTATTAGGGCGCTACAAGAATGCCGACTTAACTCAGGGGTTCCAGTTCGAGAATATGGGTCCAGGAGGAATGATAACCGGAGCTACTTCATCTGCTGATGGATTAACAGAAGAACAGGCAACAGCAATTCAAGACAAATTCAAAAAGCAACATCAAGGAGTACATAAAGCCGGAGATATATTAGTAACTCCAAGTGCTTTGACTTGGACGGCTTTCGGTTTGTCGGCTGTTGATTTGAATATACTTGCGTCAAAGGTTGAAATGGTAAACGAACTATGCAATGTCTATCAATATCCATCCGATTTAATGGGAGGCGATAAAAAGTATAATAACTTTGCTGAAGCTCGTAAATCTGTTATTACTGATTGCGTTATGCCTTTGGTAGAATCTCGTAAAGCAGTTTATAATAAATTCATTAAAGAAACATTAAAGGAAGATTTGGTTATTGAGTACGATTACACAATTTTTCCTGAAATGCAAGACGATCTACAAAAACAAAGCGCTATTGCAATGAGTTCTTATTTCCTGACTTTGGATGAAAGAAGATCATTAATGGGTTACGATCAACTAAAAGAATCAGAACGTAAAAACGTTATTATCCCAAGCGGGTTATCTACACTAGAGGATTTATATGTTACTGAAGAAGAAGTAATCGACGAAGATAATTTAGATCCTAATGCCTAGTTTAAGACAGCAACATAAGGACTTTATTAAGCGTCAGCAAGTATATGAGCGTAAATATAAAAAGCAGTTTTACGCTTGGCTGATTTCAGTTAACAATTCTGCTGCTAAAGCATATATTGATGGTACTGATTACGATATTCAGCACGCTAAATTAGAATCTATATATCGTAAATTATACAATGATATAACTATTAATGAAGCGACTTTACAATGGAATGAATTCGATGATCCAACCGTTAAGCAACAAAAAGACTTAATTGATGTATTAGCAGGTGTTTTTTCGCCAAACAACAACGATGTTCCAATATCCTTATGGCGTTCGCTATTAAATGATTTTTTGACAGTTAGAATAGCGGGTAGAATTACTAGTGTAGAGCAGACAACACGCGAAAGAATAGCCGTTCTTATTCAAAGAGGTATTGAGGCAGGTTTGGGCGCTCGTGATGTTGCAAAAACAATTCGCGATGATAAAGATTTTAATAAGAATAGATCACTTACGATTGCCCGTACTGAAACCGTTACAAGTGCCAATCAGGGTAAATATATGAGCGCATTATCATCGCCTTATGTTAAGATTAAAAAATGGTTGCCATTTGCCGATAAACGAACAAGACCAACGCACTTAGATTTTATTGATAGACCATTTGTAGAAATGGAGCAGTTGTTTTATTTGCAGAATATGCAGACTGGAGCATTAGAATCAGCTCGTTATCCTTGTGATAATACATTGAGCGCGGGTAATTCCATAAATTGCAGATGTGTTATTGTATTTGAAAACAAAAAAGACGAAAACGGCAGGCTGATACGTAAAACCTTATCAAATACTAAAGCACTGGGCAGTGATAAAATGTACGCAACTAAGTTAAAAGCAATTGATCCTAATGACGGTATTTTAAAGGATTGGATGGGAGATTATGTAAAAGCCGGTTCTGTAGAAGATGCTAAGAAATGGGTTCAGAATAACGGTAAAGGTTATTTAGATATTTACGGTGAATTTGTAGAAGAAATAGACAATTAAAAACAATTATTATGACAGAGCAAAACGAATTATACGTAAAAAGTCAAGAAAGATGGTTAAAAGAGCAGGAATTACTTATTGAGATGTTAGAAGAAAACAAAAGAAATTCTGAAGCTATGATATCAATTCACACACGTACTTTAGAGGTCGCTAACGATAGTTTAAGCCACGAATTAAACGCGTATAAAAGGACTAAGGAATTGTTTGAGGAATGGAAAAGCAACAGCCTATGAAATTATCAATATTAGTCCCAAGTGTTGCAGAAAGGCGAAGTACATTTTTGCCTAAGTGTTTAGATATGCTTTATGGTCAATTAGAATCATTACCAAAAGAACAGCAAAAAGAAGTTGAGGTATTGTTTTTGATTGATAGTAAAGAACGAATGTTAGGAAGTAAAAGAAACAATCTTATCGATATTGCTCAGGGTGAATATATTGTTTTTGTTGATGATGATGATAGGATTGAACCGGATTACATTCAATCATTACTTATTGGAATTGATTCAGGAGCCGATGTTATTACATTTCAGGCTTCAGTATCGCTTAATGGTGAAGCTCCTAAAATATGCCATTACTCAAATAAATATCCTAAAGATTACAACACAAACGATACTTA